AGTTCTATTGGCTGTTCTGTTTCGTCAAGAACAGGCTCAACTTCGAAGTCGGGAAAAAATGTCTCAAGAATGGTTGTCTCAACAAGCACAACAGGTTCTTCAAGAAGACCGTCAGGATAGGATATAAATGTTTCAGGTTCCGTTGTGTCAGGCAAAATCACTTCGTCTGGTTCGGTTATAAATGTTTCTGGTGCTGTGGTTTCGGGTAAGACAACTATGGTTTCGGGTAAGGTTATGGTGGTTATCGGTTGAGTCTCGATGGTGGGAATAGCAATCGTTGTCTGAGGAGGGGTGTATGGTACAAAAGTTGTGGTCGTTGTTTGAATTGGGATGGTGGTCGTTGACGTTGTTGTTGTCGTTTGCGTGGTTGTTGTTGACTGAACTGTGGTCGTTTCTTGTGGAAGGGTTGATGTAGATGAAGACGACGTTGAAGTTGTTGTTGTTGTCTCTGGCAACGTGCTTGTGGTTGTCGTGGTCGTGGTTGTTGTTGTGGTGGTTGGACTACCTGTAGTAGTGAACGCAGAGTCGGGAATCATTTCCCAGCCTTGACCGTTGATGTTCCAGGCGAGCATTATGCAGGTGCCGCCACCGTTTTCGTACATCCATAGTTCTAAAGGTTGGCTGCCTGCGTCTAGTTGTAGTGGACCTGATTCGGTTGCTGAACATCCTTGGTCATACCAGTTACCGAATGTGTTGCCGTCGATGGTTATTTCTCCGCCGTCATCTGATGCCAGCCAGAACTCAATCGTGTTGTGTTCAGGGATGTCTATGTAGCCTGTCATGTGGACCATGAACAGGTCGCCTGTGCAATCCTCGTACGGTTCACCGTCATAGGAACGGTTGATGTTGTTCTCGACCTCTGTACCGCAGACAGGGTATTCGGTGGTGGATTGGACTGGCGGTATTACATCGATTGTGTAGTAGGTGGTTGCTAACCCTGGTGTCGGTTCAGCGTTAGCATTTTGCGGTATAACCGCAAACAGGATTGCTGGTAGCGGTATAAGCCACCTAGTTAAATTGCGACCCACATCTACGGCTCAACAGGTGCGATGAACTCGTCAAGGTCAGAGTCATAGGTGTAGCCGATACCTGCGTATGTGCCACGAAAGTTGTTGTTGAACGAAGTCTGTTTCCAAACGCCATCAAACTTTAGGGTGTTGGCGATGAACGCACGACCAGCAGCACAAGTATCAGGGAAATCTAAAGTTGGTTCACCGCAAACATCGTTACTGACACTAATGACTTGAACAACGATGTTGTTTTCTAGTTTCGCAAAGTAAGCCATTACAAGCCCCAACCAATTGTGCCACTGTCGTTAAATGTGTAAATGTCATACCCACCAGATGATGTCTTAGTGCCAACAGTAACTGTGGGTGCTGAAAAACCTTGGGGAACTCTAAGAATAACTACGCCTTTGCCACCAGCACCAGAATTTAGCGGAGCAGCATTAGCACCACCGCCACCGCCACCGCCACGATTGGCTGTGCCTGCTGTACCGTTTGTTGAACCTGATGAAGCACCAGCACCGCCACCACCACTACCACCAGCACCACCAGTAACCTCACCAGCACCACCACCGCCACCAGCGTATGTAACAGAACTGCCCGAAATTAGGACAGAAACACCTGCACCGCCTGCACCGCCTGTCTGCGAACTTACAGCACCAGCATTAGCCCCAGCACCGCCACCACCACCGCCTGCACCTGCACCTGCACCAAGCCCTATCGTGCCATTAAAACCTTGATTTGCTGTGCCAGTTCCAACAACTGTGCCACTAGTTGCAGCGTTACCAGCACCACCACCGCTACCACCATTACGACCAGAAGCAGGGAATCCTGTGCCACCGCCACCGCCACCACCACCTGTTGAAGTAATCGTCGTTAGCCCTGTGCCAGCAATAGAACTATCTGACCCGTCATTACCTGCACCGCCTGTGCTTCGTGACGCACCGCCTGCACCAACCGTGATTGTATAAGTAACAGCGCTTGTGGCTGTAAACCCTGTTTCTAAAGCACCACCGCCACCTGTTGCGGTAATTGTGCTACGCAAACCACCAGCACCACCACCACCGCCTGTTCCAGAGTTAAAACTTTCACGACCACCACCACCGCCACCAGCGATGACAAGATATTCAACAACAGACGGAATACCAGCAAGAACGATTGTCGGTGTGTTTGAAGCCGAAACATAACCCATCAACCTTGCAGCCATAAACTAAACCTCACTCTCAACTTTTGGACTTGGTGGTGCAACAAAATCTTGTGACACTTCATCATAAATCATTCCGATGCCAGCATAAGTTTTGCCTGCTGTATCAAAAAATGTTTCAACCCAAGTTCCTGTGTATCTTTGCGGATTGGCTTCTAAGAACTCTCGTGTAACACAATGAACATCAGTAACAATGTTGTCATCGTTTAGTTGTGCAAAGAATGGTCGGCTCATACTTTAAACCTGACATAAACTGCGCCTGCTGCACCTGAACCAGCAAGTGAACTGGTTGAACGATTACCGCCACCGCCAGCACCATAATTTACGCCGTTGTTACCTGCTGCATTATTTACTCCAGCGACTCCACCATTTCCAGCCGTTCCGCCAGTTGCACCGCCACCGCCACCACCTGCACCTGCATAATATGTTGAGCCAGTTATCCAAGACGAAATGTCAATACCATTTCCGCCAGTTCCTCCTGTGTTCCCTGCTTGTCCAGCACCGCCTACACCACCAGCACCACCACCGCCACCACCGTTATCAATTACTGAACTTGTGCCACCATTATTTCCACCCGAAGCAAAACAAGTTTTACCACCAACACCTGTTTGATTACCGCCACCACCTGACGCACCACTAAAGCCGTGAGATTGACCAGTAGTGCCTGTGCTACCGCCACCATTTCCGCCACCGCAAACTGCAATCGTTGTGCCTATTTTGCTTTCAGCACCAGCACTTGTGTTTTGTGTTGATTGCGCTGCTGCACCTGCACCGACATCAACAGCATAAGTTCCAGCAGTTAAATAAATTGATGTTGTTGTAGTTAGACCAAGAACTCCACCACCACCACCACCGCCGTTTCCATTGTTTGACGCACCAGTCATTAAACCGCCTGCTCCACCGCCACCAATTAAAAGGACATCAAATAAACCAGCACGAGAAACTACAAGGTTGTCATCGCTTGTAAAAGTTAGAAGCGTGTAAGCCTCTGATGAAACCGTAATGCTTGACGAAGTGCCACCAGTCGCCACACCATAACCCGTAGTAGCAGTAATGGTGCTTGTGCTTCCAGCACTCACATATCCGAGTTCACGCCTGTTCGGCATAGTTAAACCGTAATCTGATTAACGAAACCGTGAATACAAATCACGTTTGCAGTAGCCGCAAATGCTTTAACAACAAGCGCAGTCGCATTACCCTTCAAAAGCAAGCCAGGAATTACTGTAACCAAACCAGCCTCAGGCTGAACAGTCACCTCGATATTGCCATCAGGTGCAGTAGCCTCGCCCCACTCAATCGTCAACTTAACCGATGACGCAGAACTGTTTACCGCATAAATCCAAACCTCATCAAGCGTCGTAGTCGTAGTCGAACCAGTATGAATAGTTGTACCAGCAGTAGCAGTAGCAGCAACCTTGACGGCTTTACCGTCTGTGCTACCTGAAAGAATCTTCTTAGTGAATGTTGCCATGTGTCTCCTATATTATGCGAATACTTGCGAACCTAAAACCAACTGGTCACTATCACCAGTAACACCACTAGCAGGCAAAGCAGCCCAAGCAGGGTCAGTACCATCAGAAGTTAGCACATAACCCGAAGTACCAATAGCAAGACGGGCAACAGTTGGACCAGCACCCATTTTCAACAAATCGCCACGAGTAGTCATCGTCGACGCCAAAGTATTCGCCTCATCAGCGTCAGTTGCTGTGAAGACAGGGTAACAAGTAGCGCCAGCAGAATGCGAAGAAGCAGTAGTGCCATCAACACCACGGGTCATAGACGAAAGCGACGAACCTGTCCGTGAACCAACCAAAACTTTTTCTTCAGTAACCAAACCTGGGTCAATCACCATGAAGAACGGACCAGTCGCAGTACTATTCCACGCTGTTACAGTTCCTGTAAGAAGCGCAGATGTGTCAGCACCCGTAATCGAGTTCGTCAACGTACACGCTGGCGCCGCACCCGCATAAGACCGTCTAGTTACTGCTGCCATCTATACTCCTAATCTTGAACCGAACGCATTGTAACAGTACAGGTTCCTTCCAAATCCCAGTTTTGCTGGTATCCGTCTATCACCTGAAATTCTAAATCTTCAACTACCACAGAATACGTTTCCGTGTTCTCTTGATAGTTTACCACTATCGGGTTTGTTACCAAATCCCGTAATGCTTGTAGTTCTGATTCTACATCAAAATAGTATTCGGTGTCATGTACCCTCAGATGGTGGTGCATGAGGATTGGGACACGGAACACTTGGCTTCGGGCTGGCGATGCGTATGCTCTAGCCATCCAACGGGTTAGGGTTGGTGCTGTGGTCGCTGACCCTCTGGCAAGAACCAGTTTAAATTTGGCTTCAATAAATTTGCCTTGCGGACCTGTCGCCACCGCTTCTGTTGCCAATGCTTCTTCGTGGGGTGTCATCGAGGTGTATTCGCCTGAGTCTGCCGAAATGTATGGGGTGACTGTGCCGTATAGTGGGGTGGTTCGGATATCGAACTTGGCTACGAACTTGCGGTCTGGGATACCCCAACGGTAGATGCCTGTAACGATTTCTCCTTCGGTCACATAGTTTGCTGTGTCTTCCACATAGATACCTGCGCCTGATACTGCGAACACCCGTTTGTTATCGTATGTGGCGCACGACAGTACGTTGGCTGTTGATGTGTGCATCAAATCTGTTGCGTGCGCTGGGGTGTTTGTTGCGATGAATGTTGATAGGTCTAATCTGCCTAAGCCTGTGGATGTGCTGTCGTATTGTGACCATG